GTCTTTGTCGTTGTGCCAGGGTCAACAATCAACTTCGCGCTCACCGAGCAAAAGGTTGTCCAGCTCATCGCTCAGTTCCCATGCTTCGGCGGCCTTGGGTCGTTCAACTACTTCGACTTCGGTCTGAGGATCGACGGTGTGGACGTTCCTGTCGAGAAATGGAGAAGGGGCGGCAGCGACAACGTCGAGGTGCCGGTCGACTTTAGCCACGTTGTCTCGCTTCTGGCCGGCCTTCATACGATCTCAATCATCGTGAGAAAGGTCGGCACAGCAGGCGTCGACTTGCCGGCTGACATCCTGAGCCCTATCACGCTGACCGCCCTCTACACGGAGCCGGTCTTTGGCGTCGGGTCCCTGACATCCCAAGAGGCCGAGAACGCGACTGGCGTACCGACCGTCAACGCGACGGCTTCGTACGCCCTGATCCCCGGGGCTCTGGTCTCGTTCAACCTGGCGGAGACAAAGGTTGTCCTGTTCGAGGGTCTGGCCACCGCCGCGGCGCACGTTCCGTCCACCTACGGCTTCAACGTCCAGCTTGGCATCCGGGTCGACGGCATCGACTACGACGGGACGTGCGTCGAGCATCACGACTTCACGTATATGAGGGGCGACACCCTTGTCGTCCACAAGGCGATCAGCCTGATCGCCGGCTTCCACACTGCACAGCTCATCATGCGGAGGGCTGACGGTGCCGACGGGTTTGATGCCATGGTCGCCAATGAGGCGACAAGGCCAACGCGCCTGACAGCCATCTACACGGCCCCTACAGCGTCGAGCTTGCTCCTCGCCGACCAGATCCTCGACATCTCATCTGGTGGCTTTGCCACAGGCGCCGCGTACCCTGGCACCGCGATCCCCGGGGCGCTCGTCAATTTCGTCCAGTCCGTGGCCGGAGACGTGATCGTACATCTCGACATTCAGTCGATCGTGACGCCTGGATGGTTCACGGCCCCGTGCAGCTCAGGACTCTCGCTGGACGCCGGACCAGTTGAGCGCATCGGCGGGACCGGAGATCCAAGCGGACTCGGCCAGGATCGCATCGTATACTTCGGCGGGTCGGCGGTGTTCCAGAACGTCCCAGCGGGCCCGCACACGATGCAGGCGTACCTGTACTACAATGGCTCAGGGGTTGGGCCTGCGTATATTACGCGTTCGGGACCACACCCACTGCGTATCGTGGTGAACCACAACTAGGACTATATGCCGAACGAGACAGTCCAGATTTCCGGCCGCCACATCAGCGACGTGGTCGGCCTCAAGGACTCCTTCGTGGCCCAGGGCTACCTCGTCAACTGGTGCGCCTCGAACGAGAATCCTCCGTACGTACTCGTCGACAAGGACTCCTCGGAGACGAAGCCGATCGCGACCGTGGTGACCGCCTTCCAGGACGCCGGAAAGATCGCTGCAGTTTCCGACAAGGCCGCAGGCTTCGACGGCGTCCCGGAATGCGCCGGGGACGGCGTCGAGAAGCACACTCTGTCGATCTCGATCAAGGACTTCTCCGGCGTCCTGATGCCTGTTGCCACGAATCTTCAGGTGTGCCCGTCCGTGATCGTCGCGGTGTCGAACGCGAAGCCGGTTGTCGTGGCCGGTCTCGCATCCGTGCAGATCGGGCCCGTGTCCGGCGTCGGTGACATCGAGGTGAGGATCTGCGACCAGGCGATGAAGCATTGGGAGCTTCGCTACAAGGTGAGGTTCATCTGATGGTACCCGTGAACATCCTCTACAACACGACCACCGGCAGGATCCTGTCGGCAAACCTGAACGTCATCGCGCCGATCCCCGCCGGACACGCGATCGTGGTGAAGATCCTCGAGGGCGTCACCGCCGTCTTCGGCAAGCGCATCGAACCCGTCGGCGAGGCCCTGCTGAACAAGCACTACCTCAAGGTCGACAGCCTGACGACGGTGCCGGTGGCCACGGTGATTCCGACCGTCTTCTCGAAGCATGACGGCGAAACGAATGCCCTCAAGGGAACCGTGGCCGACAACGAGTCCGTCACCGTGTCCGCTCGGCAGCAGGACTACTCCTTCAACGCGGCGTTCCGCCGGGCGTTCTTCGACGTCCTGCAGACCGCCCTGGTTTCCGGCGTCGGCCAGGTGAAGCTGGCCTGCGGCGTCGCCCCCGGCAGGGAACGCATCGTCATCTTCAACGACACGCTGAAGCCGGTCTTCGGGAGTTTCACGTACGTATGAGCGACGAGAAGGTCTTCGTCACGAAGGACATCGAGCTCGCGGCGTTCTTGCACGCCAGCGAGATCAGGATCGTCGACATCCGAAAGAACGACGTCGGGAAGACGATCTTCGTGTTCGCGAATGAGGCAGGGAAGGTTCAGATGCTTTCCCTCGCGTTCTACAACCAAGAGGACCTGATCTCGGCGTCCAAGCTGCTTACGAGCTTCGGGAAGATCAAGCAGCTCCTGTTCGACCCGAACCTCGAGAGAGCTGCGAAGGCGAGGGCGTAGATGGTGACCGTGAATCTTGGCGGCGGCGGCGACACCGACATCCTTCTCAGCCGCGACCCGTCGGTCGTGATCGGGGACGCCGTCTACCTCAGCGCGTCGAATACCGTGGACCGTGCCAACGCCTTGTCCTCCGCGACCGGGCCCGCCATAGGCTTCGTCACATCTCTGGTCGGCCTCACGCAGTGCATGGTCCGCTGCGAGAAGACTCTCACCGGGTTCTCCGGGCTGACGCCCGGGGCCTCCGTCTTCCTGGACCTCGTCGACGGCGGCACCAACCAGAATGTCTCTGGGTACACTCCAGGGCAGGTCGTTCAGGAGCTCGGGCTGGCAGTCAACCCGACGACGATCCTCGTCCGAATCGACACTGATGCGACGGTGCTATCTTGAGCCAAAGAACGTATCCGGCCGGGGTCACCTACGTCCCGCTCATCGTCGCCGTGAACGACGACGGGCCCGTCAGCGGGCTGACGGTGAAGGCGAAGATTCTGCGGCCGCTCGACTCAGCTCAGTGGGACTTCAGCGACGACATGTTCAAGATCCCAGGCGCCGTGGTGACGCCGCAGCTCACCCTGACGGAATCCGCCGAGCAGGCCGGGCTCTACGTGGGGCCGTGGAATACCGCGTCGATCCTCGTAGTCACGGACGCCGTCGTCATCTACGAGTCAACCTCGCTAGCCTTCTTCATAGCGGACGACCCCGTGAGCATCCTGACCAATGCCGCCGGCGGGTCGGCAGTGAGGCCCTTCATCGAGCCGGTGATTGACGTCACGCAGAGGCTGATGACAATCCTCTTCGGGCTTCGTAGCTCGCTCAGCGACATCATCGCCACGACCTCTGCGGCCGTCACGCTGAAAGACGAGCTTGGGAACACCATCGCCGTCGCTAACACGACCTCGACGAACGGAATCCACCGGGCGCATTTCCCGAATCTAAGCCTCGTGCCGAACCGGGTGCTGCTGGTCTACATCACGTTCACGTTCGGCATGTCGACGTTAGACACGGTCGACGCCATCAGGGTCATCGGTGCGAGCCTGAACTAGAATGGCCGACTACAATGAAGCCGTCGTCCCGCAGAACTTCGTGGTCGAGAGCAAGATCTGCCTTGACCCGACGACGCTGCTCACCCGGCCGCTCCTGGCGCTCCCGCAGTCGGTGACGACGCTGACCGTCGCGAACGGCGCGCAGGTCCTGGTGTATGATGTATCGAATCCTTCCAGCCCTGTATTGATCGGGACGATCGGATAGAGCTATGGCAAGAGTGGTCTCTCAGGCCCTGGATCACCTGGGCAACTTCTACATCCTCAAGGATGACGGCATCCTCGAGAAGAAGAGCCCTCTCCTAGCTCCCCTCTGGTCAGTCCAGACGAAACTCGAACCGACGGTCGGGAACTTCGTCTACGCGAATCACTTTGCGCTCGACATCAACAGCGATCTCTGGCTGACCTACTCGGACGTCCTAAACACGGTCGTCCGCCTCGGCGCAACCGGCCTCGTCCTAACGGAGGTCCTCGGGTCGATCTGCAACACGATGGTCGCCCAGACCGGCGGCCTGCGGATGTTCGCGATCTCCAGCGACCGCGGCGTCCTCTACGAGCTCAACCCGACGACCTACGCCGTCGTTCGCAGCTTCGACCTGAGCGTGAAGATCCCCAACTACCAGAAGGGGTACTTCATCGCGCAGATCGACTCGTCCCTCTCCGGGAAGATCTGGTTCCCCGCGCTCGTCGGCCCTCTCGAGGGCCCGCAGGCGGCGGTGATCGTCGTGTTCGACCCGGCCGGGAACGGCTCGTTCGACTGCAAGTCGATCCCGACCATGTCGGACGTGCCGCTCATCGCGGTGGGCGCGGACGTCACCGGGAAGGTCTACGCCTCGAACGTCCACGGGGACGTCTTCCGCTACAACGAGTCGCTCCTGGTCAACACGTTCGACGCGTTCTACTCGCCCGTGGCCCCGGGCGGCGTGATCGACATCATCACCTTCACGAACCTGGACCAGCCGATCCTGGTGGATGACGGCACGTTTGCTTTCGCGGGCGGGAAGACCCGCACCATGAACCCGGCGAACGGCGACCTCGTGTCGACCGTCCTGAGCACGAACGTAGGGACGGTGAGCGGCGACATCCTCGGCTACCACCACGTGAAGCTCACGCGCATCAACGTGGTCCCGGTTCCCATCGTGCCAGTCGTCGATTCGAACAAGCTCTCCGTCTTCGTGAAGGCCGACGGGACCATCACCTTCACGGGCCGCCCCGGGTTCGTGGTGGACGCCCTCCTGGTGGAGTGCTACCTGGACGCCGGGCCGACGCTGATCGGATCGTTCGTTCCGAACTCCGACGGGAGCTTCTCCGTGACGTCCGCGCCTGGCGCGGCGCTCATCATCGGGGAGCCCGTCACGGTGACGTCGATCCGCGGAGCCGAGGAAGTTGACACGCTCGCGGTCTCCGTCCCGCGCGGCATTCCGGCGGCGTTCGACATCCAGTTCCAGACGTCCGGGCTTCTGCTGACCGGCGTCGTCTCCCGCATCAAGGCCAAGGTCCTCGACTCGGTCGGCGGCCCGGTGACCTTCCCGGCCCCGGGTGTTCTCCCGATCTTCCGGGTGAAGCGGGACGCCGATGCCAAGTGGTTCTCCGGGGAGACCTTCGTGGCGGACAACGGCGACTACATCCAGCCGTCGTTCGACATCGATGGGGAGTTCTGGTACGCGGACATCACGCTGCCCGCCGCCGAGACGGGCACGCTCAGTTTCATCGTGAAGGACAGCCCGCCGTACTCCACGAACCTGCTCCTGATCCCGCCTCCGGCGTCGGCGGCGGACCTCGCCGCCGTCCAGGCGACCCTCGACGAGTTGAACGAGAAAGTCGACATCGCCTTCGGTGCGCCGGCCGGAGCGTTCACGGACCCGCTCACCATCGGCGGGTTCATCTTTGAGAAGCTGGTCGACATCCAGAAGACCGTGCGGCGCACTCTGCGCGGGATCATCGGGACCAGGAACTGCGTCGTGGAGTCGATCCTGGTGGACGTCTCCAGGCAGTCCGTTCCGAAGGGGTCCACGCCGGCGATCGACATCACGATCTACGACGAGGAGCGCCGCTTCCCGCTGGATATCTCCGGCGCGGTTGTCTCCATGAAGGCAAAAGTAAACCTCGGATCCTCGATCCTGGTCATCGACCAGGAGGCCGAGATCCTCAGCGGGCCGGACGGCCAGGCGCGCGTCCGCCTCACGGCGACGGAAACCTCGATCGCTCGCAGGCTCTCCGCCCAGATCGTGATCGAGCAACCTGGCGTCGGCATCCTCGTCAGCCCGCCGTTCATCTTTGATGTCGAGGAGTCAGTACTTTAATCTCCGTAGAGGCAAAAAAGGGGAGGCGTACTCACTCCCCAAAAGGCTACCCGCGCCTCGACTCCCTGTCGGAGTCGAGGCACTCAAACCCAGAGGTCGGTATTAGATCGAAGATCATGCTCTCATGATCCTCGCCGTGGAAGACTTGGGCGTACTCCGCCCCTGACTCAATCAGCCACCTCACGACGCCCTTTGCAGAGCAACGCTGTGGCGCTGTCCACGTCGCCCACACCTCGTATCCGTTGGCCTCCTTGACCGAAAACTCTCGGATTCCTGGGGAAGCCATCCGGATGCAGATGCCAACCTCGCGTGAGCACCCGAAGTTGGTATCACGTTCGTTATGGAATCCGTGGGCGCGCGCCCAGTCGATCAGCTTTGCGCCGATCGGGTACTCCTTCTCCAGGAAACGCCTGAACTCCTGGCAGGAGTCGACCGGGGCAGCGGCGGCCGTGGCTTCAGACGTACTCTCCAGAAATTCTCTGAAGGCTTCGTCTGGCACGGCTAGCGAGTTGCGTTCCAGCACATCGCAAACCTTCGCAACTTCTCGGAGAGCCTCCTCGAGGTCGCATTTGAACCAGTGGCTTCCCGAAAGACCGCCTATCTCCTTTGGGGCGGTCTTCAGATAGAACTTGTGGATCGAACCCACTACCACCCCCCCTTCGTCATGGCGATGCCACCGAAATGTCGGCACATGGCGTCTTCAAACGCGCGGTTCGGCATCCTCGTCATGGGAAAGACCTCATGCAGCGGCATCTTCATCTTGGATTCGGCCAACCCACCAAAGCTAATGCGGAGACACTTCTCAGGAAGCACGTCCATGAAATGACCTGGCCCAACGATCGCGCTCGACAGCGCGCTCTCAATTCTACAGAGATCCACTTCTTTGAGCGCCTCTCGAATCTTGTCCCCGTTGGACGCCATCGGTATCCTCAACTTCGTCGCAACGAGCGCGCCGAAGCTGAGCCGGAAAAACTCCCGCCTATCCATCGAAGAAAACCTCTTCATACCTCCTCCATTGTACAAAAAAGGGGAGGGCAGCATCTTTCGATGCCACCCTCCCCCGCGAGATCCTACTGCTGCTCGGCCGGCTCCTCCTTGGGAACGCTGATCCGCTTCCCGCGGACCACGCCACCCTCGGGGATGACGACGCTTCCGGCGGCATCCTGCCGGACCCTCCGGCGGCGCGGCTGGTTGGCGGGTCCGCTCGTGGCGCGGATCTCGTCCACCGACGGGGCGGACGGCTTGGGATCCTGGGGCGGCGGCTCGAAGGTCTCCGCCGGCAGGGCGTTGATGTCTCCGAGAGTCTGAACGACGTCGGGCTGCAGGTCGCCCACGTCCACCGTGGGCTGCACGGTCACCGGCTGCGAGGACGGGCGCGCCGCTTCGCTCGCGGCGACGACCTCCGAGAGCGGGGCGCTCATGTGCCCCGGGGCCACCGCCTTCGGCAGGTGCGCCCTGAGATTCATCGCGTGACGCGCGATGACCCTGTCGAAGAAGCTGCGCTGCGAGGGGTACCTGGTGTTCTCCTCGCGGCCGATCGCGTTCACCAACCACCACCGGGTCCAGGCGTCGTCATCGACGCCACCGATGTTTGAGGCGAACGTCCCGATGATATCGGGATCTTGCGAAAACATCCACGCCTTCGGGGCCTTGATCTTGAACATCGCGACCCAGGAATCCTTGATTTCCTGCGGGCCGTCCGCGTGCAGGACCTTGAGGATCGCCTTGTAGGCCACCTGCTTGCAGGCCCGGCAGGCCTGCGTGCTGGGATCCGCGTTCCGGACCCGCGGGAACAGGGTCAGGCATCCCTGCCCGAGAGCCATGATGCACTGTGACAGCTTTTCCAGCAGAAGTGACATGTCCGTTCTCCTATGGTTATCCCACTTGAAAAACGGAGACGCTTCCAACGCTATCGACCGTTCGCGGAGCGGTACAGGCTCCAGATATCCAGATGCGTCTCCCTATCCTCCTTTCTCCTTTCACGGGAAGCACCTGAAGGGTTGCCGGAAGGTTTTTGCAACCCTCCATGTGGTCGATAATAAACAAGCATCTCCTAACAGGTTTCTTATGCCACAAACCGACACGGTTGATCCCCTTCGCGAGAGGGGTGAACGAGCGCCCCCCGATAGGGTAGAATCGGAGGCATGATGAGTCTCGGTGGCAAGGTCATCGACGTCTTCGACGATCCAGGCCTGAAGCTCCTGGCGTCCTCCCCGTACTTCGAGAAGGTCGGCGCCCTCGAGCTGGGTGATCCGTCGAAGCTGGGCGACCTCGAGGACGGGCAGTTCGGGGTTGTATTCCTCACCAAGAAGGGCGAGACCATCCGGAAGTACCCTCTGAACGACTTCACGAATACGGCGCTCTCGAACGTCTACTTCGAGATGACCGCCGACAAGCTTCCGCCAGAGGCTAAGGTCGCCGCGGCCACCCAGATCAAGGCGGCGAGCGAGGTCTTCGGGTTTGCTCCGCTCCCGCTGGTGGAGAAGTTCGCCGTGGATGTCTCCGCGGCCGGCCGGAACTACGTCAGCCTCGAGAAGGTCGCCTCTCAAGGCGTCCAGCCGTTCGACAGCCTCAAGGCTCTCCACGACGCCTACGCCGATAACAGGGGCGGCTACACCCGCTCGGATCGGATCGAGCTCGCTCAGGCCATGGTCGGCGCGGGCGAGAAGTTCGGCTTCGACCTCCACGAGGACCTGAAGCCGTTCGCCATCAAGGAGGCCGAGGTCAACGAGGAGGCGTTCTTCTCTCAGTGCGCCCTACGCAAGCAGCTCCTGCAGGAGAAGGCGGCCGGGCTCCACCTCATGGACGAGATGCTGGAGAAGCATGCCTCGTTCGATGCCGCAGAGACGATCCGCCTTCTGGAGACGTTCGACAAGCAGTTCGGTCTGACCGAGTACTGGGAGCGCGGCCTCGAGCCTCACCTGGTCCTCCAGGAAAAGATCGCCATGCACGACATCCCGGTCGCCAGCGGGACGATCCGGCTGTCCGACGACGAGGTGAAGTCGTGGGCGTCGTCCAACGGCGAGACGCTCAAGAAGATGTTCGGACAGGAGCTCGCCGACAAGATCGCGAAGGACCCCGGCTGCATGTGGTCCCTGCCCGAGGCCAGCCGGAATTTCCTGACCGCCCACATCGAAAGCTCTCGCGATAACTCGCCGGCCGCGGCAAAATAGCCCCATGAAGAAAGCCGCCCAGCAGGACGGCCTCTCCGAGGCCAGCCCGGCAAAGGCGCTCCAGGCCCGCCTGACCGAGCTTCTTGGGTCGGGCTGGGAGTCCTGGGAGCCGGAGACCCTGTGGTCCGACCTGAAGGGTCGCGACGTCACCCTGGGCGCCGCCCTAAAGGACAAGATCCAGGCGATCCGAACCCTGCTCACCACGAACGCGTACTGGGGCGACCACGTGGCCTTTGAGAAGGTCACCATGGGCCTGAACGGCCTACAGGCGTCGTTTGACTCCTACCAGCACCCTAGCCCCGCCATGATCGCCAGGGGCCTTCTGGAGGCCTCCAGCGTTCGATCCCACGAGTTCTCCGACGAAGTCCTCCGCTACATAGCCGTCATCTGCTTCGAGGACGGCCTGATACTGCTCCCGGGGCCCCTTGGGGTGGCCCAGGAGAGCTTGGACTTCCTGACGTCTCCGATCATCGGCGGGAACCTCAAGGACGAGGTCTCGAGGCTTTGGTCTGGCCGCGCTGTGAACGGTGGCAACGAAGGGCTGTATACTGAGACGGTTACGGGGATCCAGCTCGCCAGGATGGCGGCGATCCTCGAGTATGCGGGGACCTGATGCCTAATTTCAAGTACATCGGCTCCAGAACAAAGGCGAACGGCAAGGTCGACGTGAAGCTGCCGAGGTGCTACCACGGGGCGGTTCCGATCAATGTCGTAGACGCGGTCCCGAACGTGACCATAGTCGCTGTGACCGACCCGTGCCACGCGGATATGCTTCGCAGGCACAGGGACGTGACGAAGAAGCCTGCCGAGGCGGTCTTCTCGGAACAGCTTTGAGGTAGACGATGGCCGACAGAAAAGCTCTCTTCCGAAGCGGCGCGCAGGTAAACGAGGCGTCGCCGGCATCATCTACTTACAGGAGGCCGCGACGTTGATCGCGTAACTTATGGGCATGACGCACCCGTTTCTGCGCGGCTTCCTTCACGAGGTGTCTGAGAAGCGCGCGTTCTTGGAATCAGCCGCCGATGTCGCCGGGATTGCCATGGAAAACCCTGGTATCGCCGCCGGTGTCGCTGGAGCCAGCTTACTGGCCGGAGTCGGGGCCGTGAAGGGCCTTCGCAAAATGCAAGGCGGGAAGCCTCTCTTCGGGAAGATGCCGGCTCCCGCGCCAGCGCCGGCCGCTGCGGCACCCGTGGCGCAGGAGGTTCGGAAGGGGTTCAGCGGCAAAGCCCTCGCCGGGGCCGCTCTCGCTGGGGGCGCAGGCGCGCTCTATCTGACCAGGAAGAAGAGCCAGGAGTGACCAAGTTCGCGCAGGGATTTCTGTTTGAGCTTCTCAAGGCTGGAGCAAAGATCAGGATCACCGGGACCTCCAAGATCGCCCCGCTGCAGGCGAAGTTGGTGCACGCGGCCCCGGACAAGATCCAGTCCACGGTTGGGTTGTCCGGAGTGAAGTCGCTCAGGTCCCCAATCGCAAGTCCGAAGTAGCCTCTGAATCCCTTGGTTCCTTGGCCCCATGCGGTATACTCGCAGTTAAAGGCGGGCGGGACGAAAGCCCGCAAGTTCCGACGTTCGGGGGATACGCATGGCCGACCCAACCGTAGACCCGCGCTCAAGCGAGACGTCCATGCGGACGGGCATGCGATACCCGTCACCATTCTTCGACATCGGCTCACTCTTCCTGCCGCCACGCCTCAAGGACCTGTTCAAGTTCTGCCAGCTCTACGCCTTCTCAGACGAAATCATCTCCGCGACGCTCTACAAGCTGGCCCAGTTCCCGATCACGGACATCGTCTACGAGACAAAGGACGAGGAGCTCAAGAGCCACTGGCGCAAGGTCCTCGAGGAGGACCTGTCGATCCGGACGAAACTCGAGGAGGCAGGCCTCGACTACAACACGTACGGAAATTACATCGCCAGTTTCTACGTGCCGTTCATTAGGTTCCTGGTCTGCCCGCACTGCAAGAAGTCCTACCCCATCAAGGGCGTGAAGTTCGAGTTCAGGCAGAAGGACTTCAAGTTCTACATGAAGTGCAAGGAGTGCTCTCCGGACGACCCGATCCCGATGGTGGTCATCGACAAGAATATCACGAAGACGACCAGGGGAATGAACATCGTCCGCTGGGATCCGGCCTCGATCGATATCGAGAACAACCCGATCTCGGGAAACTCGACGTACTACTACAACCTTCCTGGCGCATTCAAGCGCCAGATCCTGACGGGCCGCCGTCGGGTCCTAGAGGAAACGCCAATGTCGTTCCTCATGGCCGCCAAAGAGGGCGCGCGCGTTGAGCTCGACTCCGCCAATGTTGTCCACTTGAAGCGGCCGTCCTACTCGTACTTCGACAGCGGCTGGGGCATGCCGCTCATCGTCCCGCTGCTGAAGAGCCGGTACTATTACCAGACGCTACTCAAGGCGCGCGAGGCCCTGTACCTCCAGCACATCATGCCACTGTGGATGCTGTACCCGCTGCCACAGGCGAACCTGGACCCACACGGTCATCTGGCGATGGCCAAGTGGCGCGCCGAGATCGAGACGGCCGTCAAGAAGTGGCGCCGCGATCCGAACTACATCGCCATCTTCCCGATCCCGACCGGGTTCCAGCAGGTTGGCGGTGACGCGAAGGCACTGTCCGTCATCGACGAGATGCGATTCATGCAGGAGACGATGATCGTCGGCCTGCAGGTCCCGCGTGAGTTCCTCCTTGGTGGCATGAGCTGGTCCGGTTCATCGGTGACGTTCCGGATGGTCGAGAACTTCTTCCTCAACCACATCCGGGGCCTCAAGCAGCTCATGCAGTTCGTGATCGGCAAGGTCTCCGCCGCGACAAAGCTCAAGCCGATCGACACGTCGATGACCCGCCTCAAGTGGGTGGACGACGTGCAGCAGAAGAGCCTGCTCATGCAGGCGAGCGCGGCGCAGAAGGTCTCCGACGACACCCTGGTCTCCGAGCTCGGCCACAACATGGCTAAGGAGTTCGAGAAGATGACCGAGGAGGTCGAGAAACGCGGCAAGCTGCAGAAGCTCCAGATGAGGGCGCAGGCCGAGGCCGAGGGAGAGGCGCTGGTCGTCCAGGTCAAGTATCAGACCGCCGCGGCGATCGCCCAGGCGAAGGCTCAGCGCGACATGATGGTCGAGATGCAGCAGATGGGCTACACCCCAGAAGAATCGCAGATGATGCTCATGTCCACGCAGAACGCCAAGCCGAACGGCGGGTCGTTCAGTCCCGGCGGCTCCCTGAAGAAAGAGCCCAACGAGAGCGGTACCGGCAAGCCAGGCGGCGGCGTCGCAGACCCAGAGATGTGGTCCGGGCAGTTCGCGGCCACGCTTTCCGCGATGGACCCGAACCAGCGCGACATGACCATGATGAGGCTGCAGCTGCAGAACCCCGAGCTGCACGGCCTCGTCAGCCAGAAGTTGATGGCCGGCAACGGAGTCGACGCCAGGCCGAATCCTACGCAGAGGCCGCCGAACAGGAACGCCGGAAAAACACCGTCGCCGAGTAAGGTATGATCGACTCGGAGGCCATCTACTCAGGCCTGAAGGCCAAGTTGACTGGCACACTGCAGAGCGCGCTCTCTGTGGCCGGACCAAGCACTCTCAAGGTCAACAAGGTTTGGGTTGAGGACACCATCGAGTCTGGCGACATCAAGGGTCAGCTCGACGCGAAACTCCACGGTCGCTCATGGGGCGCCCCTCTCTTCGCCGACATCTCCCTCGTCGACGGCAAGACCGGAGAGGTCGTGGACCGCGCGAAGAAGATCAAGCTCATGGAGATCCCGAAGCTTACCCCTCGGCACAGCTTCATCGTGCAGGGCGAGGAGTTCTCCGTCGCGAACCAGCTCCGCCTGAAGCCAGGCGTCTACGTGAAGTCCAGCCCCGACGAGACGTCCGCGCACTTCAAGCTCCCCATCGGGTTCTCGAAGTTCAACCACTCGATCGACTTCGACCCGGCCGCGAAGAAGTGGACTGTGTCCTTGGACGGGAAGACCGTTCCCGCCTACTCGTACCTTCACTCCATGGGCGCGACCGACAACGAGATCATGGACGCCACGAGCCTGGAAGCCCTCGACCAGATGAAGGCGCAGGCTAACCTGAAGAAGGACGTGGCGAAGCTTCGCACGACGCTGACCGGCGAGAAGTCCAACCCGGACGCGCTTGGTGAAAACGCAAACGTCGTCCGCGAGAAGCTGACGGCACTGCCGATGACCCCGGACGTCCCGAAGATGAAGTATGGCAAGGAGTACAAGAAGCTCGAGAAGGGCCTTGTGCTCGACGCCCTCGGAAACATGCACAACGTGCTTATGGACACCGAGGAGCCGGACATCGACAGCTCGCGCTTCAAGGAGTTCAGGACCTTCGATGACATCCTCTCCGAGAGGATCGAGAAGGCGATCCCCGCCATCCAGGGTCGCATCAAGCTCAGGATGCGCGACAAGGCCACGGTCAGAGACATCGTGCAGCCGGACAAGATCGGCGACATCGTCACGAGCTTCTTCAACAGGTCGCAGCTATCGACCTACCCCACCCAGTCGAACCCAGTGAACTTCCTGTCCGGGGCGACCCGCACCACGGTGTTCGGCGAGGGAGCCATCGGCAACAAGCGTGCGGTCGCCATCGAGGAGCGCGACGTCGACCCGTCCATGATCGGCGTCCTCGACCCGATGCACACGCCGGAGGCCGGCGACATCGGATCCGTGACGCACCTGGCCATAGGGGCAAAAAAGGGTGACGGCGTCGTCACGACCCAGTTCGTCGATGCGAAAACCGGTAAGTTCGTTGAGATCCGTCACCCGGACATCTACAACAAGCGCGTGGCCTTCCCGAACGAGTACCGCCGCGAGGCCTCTGGCAAATACGTGCCGGTGGACGACGATATCCGGGTGATGTACCGCGGGAAGGTCGTCCCGGTGACACCCAAGGACGTGGACCTTATCGTCGACCGACCGTCCGACCTCTTCGACGTCTCTACCAACATGGTGCCGTTCGTGAACGCGATGCACGGCGGCCGGTCGCTCATGGCTTCGAAGATGTACGACCAGGCGGTGTCGATCGTCGACGCTGAAACGCCGCTTGTCCAATCCGCATCCGAGCGTTCGAAGGATCGCGAGCACACGTTCGAATCAATGATCGGGAAGAGCTCAGCCCTCGTCTCTCCGCATGCAGGCACGGTGAAGTCGGTCACCGATGACGCCATCGCGATCGCTGGCGCTGACGGGAAGGACCATGCCGTCCAGATTTACAACAACTTCCCGCTGAACGCCCGCAGCTTCATGACGAGCACGCCCAAGGTGAAAGTCGGTCAGGAGGTCAAGAAGCACGACCTTCTGGCGGACTCCAACTTCACGAAGGACGGGGTCCTGGCGATCGGAAAGAACCTGCGGATCGCGTGGGTTCCGTACCGCGGCTGGGGGTACGAGGACGGTATCGTCATGTCGGAGTCAGCCGCCAAGAAGCTGACGTCCGAGCACATGTACAAGGTCGACCACGCTCCGACGGACGAGGGAAGGCCAGGCCGGGACATGTTCGCGGCCTACTACCCGAGCAAGTTCACGAAGGAGCAGCTCGACAAGCTGGACGCCGACGGGATCATCAAGATCGGCCAGAAGATCGGCCACGGTGATCCGACGGTCCTCTACCTATCCAAGAAGGGCGTCACTCCTGAAGACGTGATCCTCGGCAAGGTCTCCAGGAACCTGGTCCGCCCGTTCGGCGACGCCTCCCAGGTGTGGGAGGAGCCGTTCGAAGGTGTGGTCACCCACGTGACGAAGTCTCCGAACGGCAGGGTGAAGGTCACCGTTCGCACGAAGGAGCCGCTCCAGATCGGCGACAAGGTGGTCTCCCGCCACGCGGCGAAGGGTCTCGTGACGAAGATCGTGCCGGACGGCGAGATGCCGCACACGAAGGACGGCAAGCCAGTCGAGATGATGCTGAATCCGATGGGCCTCATCTCGCGCATGAACCCGTCACAGATCTACGAGGCGCTCGCCGGGAAGATCGCCGAGAAGACGGGCACTCCGTACGTCGTCGACAACTTCGAGTCGGGAGACATCCGGGAGCGGCTGTCCGGCGAACTGAAGAAGCACGGCATCAACGAGACCGAGGAGCTGACCGACCCCGTGACTGGCCGCTCGATCGGGAAGGTAACCGTTGGGCTCCAGCACGTCATGAAGCTGGAGCACGCTTCCAAGGAGAAGTTCAGCGCCAGGAATCCTGGCAACTCATATACCGCCGACCTCCGCCCAGCCAAGAGCGGCGAGGGGGCCCAGACGATCGGCCACATGGAACAGTCGGCCCTGATGGCGCACGGGGCGATGGCGAACCTTCGGGACATGTCGACCTACAAGGCCGGCAAGAACGACGAGTTCTGGCGCGCGGTCCAGATGGGCGAGCCGCTCCCACCTCCGCAGCCGACGTTCGCCTTCGACAAGTTCGTCACCCTTCTCAAGGGCGCCGGAATCAACGTCGAGCGTCGCGGGACCCAGTTTCAGCTCAAGCCGCTCACGGATACTCAGACCCTGGCGATGAGCGCCGGAGAGGTGACCAACTCCAGGATGCTTCTCGGGAAGAACATGAAGCCCGAGAAGGGCGGCCTGTTCGACGAGAACATGACGGGTGGCCTGCTCGGGAAGAAGTGGACCCACGTGGAGCTGCCGTACGAGATACCGAATCCGGTATTCGAGTCGGCGATCCGTGGGGTCCTCGGCCTCAGCCAGCGCGAGTTCGACGAGATCATCGGGGAGCAAGCCCACGTAGACGAGTTCGGGTCGAAGAAGACCGCCGAGAAGGGTGGAATGACCGGGCCAGCGGCGATCCGAAAGATGATGGACGCCATCAACCCGACCAAGGCGATCTCCGCCCTCAAGGAGAAGGCGAGGGCCTCCAAGGGAAGCGATCTGAACTCCCTCAACAAGGCGATGCGCTTCCTGATTAACATGAAGGAGAACGGGATCTCCACGGCGGACCTGTTCATCAAGAAGGTTCCCGTGCTCCCGCCGGCCTACCGTCCGGTATACCCTCTGCAGGACGGCACACTCAACGTCAGCGACGTGAACTACCTGTACCGGGACCTCGTCGCCCTGAAGACGCAGCTCGCCGACATGACCGGGAAGATCCCAGACGAGCACCTGCGCGAGCAGCGCGCGGACCTCTATAATGCCGCCCGAGCCATCGCCGGCGTCGGTGAGCCTGTCTCCTCGGAGAACTACCGCGGGATCCTGGATGTCGTGACCGGGGAGCATCCGAAGGGAAGCTTCTTCCAGTCCAGGGTCATCAAGAAGCAGCAGGAGCTCTCCGGACGCGCCTCGATCGTCGGCAACCCGACCCTTGGCATGGACGAAGTGGGCGTCCCTGAGGAAATGGCTTGGACGATCTTCAAGCCGTTCATCGTCCAGAAGCTGACCGCCCAGGGCTACGCTCCGCTCGAGGCGGAGAAGATGATCTCCGACAAGATCCACGTTGCGAAGGAGGCGCTGTCGATGGTGATGGCCGAGAGGCCCGTCATCCTCAACCGCGCCCCCACGCTGCACAAGCACGGGATCATGGCGATGAAGCCCAGGGTCGTGGCCGGAAAATCGATCCACCTGAACCAGCTCGTGTGCGTCGGCTTCAACGCTGACTTCGATGGCGACACCATGGGCGTTCACGTCCCTGTGACTGACGAGGCCGTGGAAGAAGCCCATCGGATGATGCCGTCCGCGAACCCGTTTTCTACCTCGGAGAAGATCCTCGTCACGCCGCGGCACGAATCGCAGGTCGGCCTGTTCAGGTTGACGACCGCCGGCAAGAAGACCGGCAAGTCGTACCCGAACGACATCGAGGCCCTGGTGGCGTTCGACGGCGGCGATATCTCGGAGACGGACCTCATCTCGGTCGGCGGAGTGGAGACCACCGTCGGGCGCATGCTGGTGAACAAGGCGCTCCCTGAGAAGCTCCGCCGGCACGACATCGTCATGGACGGGAAGCAGACGGCCGTCCTGATCGACACCATCGCGCGTGAGAACCCGCGCATCCTGGCCCCGTCGATCGACGCGCTCAAGGACCTCGGGAACGAATACGCGTACCTCTCCGGCCTGACCGTCACGCTCGACGACCTGACCATCCCGAAGGACGAGATGGGAAAGATCATGTCGAAGCACGACGCGCAGGCTGGCGAGGCCAGGAAGACGAAGCCGGGGAAAGCTCAGGACTCGAAGGTCGTCCAGATCTACAGCGGGGCGTACGGCGAGCTCAAGAGCATGTCGGAGAAGCACCTTCGCGAGAAGGGGTCCTCCTTATTCCAGATGGTCGCGTCCGGGGGCCGAGGCGATCTCGCTCAGATGACCCAGATCGCGTCTGCTCCGCTCCTGGTGGAGGACATCCGTGGTCGCGTGCATCCTCACGCCGTGAGGACAGGGTACGGCCACGGCATGAGGCCGGTGGACTACTGGGTTGCCAACTACGGATCCCGCCGCGGCGCTGTGGAGACAAAGGTCTCGACCGCGGAACCAGGCGCCCTGACGAAGTCTATGGTTCAATCGGCGATCGAGAACAGGATCGTCCCCGGCGACGCGCCTGACCATGAGCGCGGCATCGACTTCCAGGTCTCAGACCGCGAGGGCCTTGGCCGCTACATCATGAAGCCGTACCCAGGGGTCGCGAAGCGCGGCGATCTGTTCGACCCTCAAATGCGGGAACGGTTCCGGGCGAAGGGGATCTCGACGGTCGAGCTTGGCAGCCCGCTGATGTCGACCCATCCGAACGGTACATACGCGCTCTCCTATGGTGTCGACGAGCGGGGCCGGCCGATGAGGCCCGGCGCCTTCATTGGGATCACAGCATCGCAGGCTATCGGGGAGCCGATGACGCAGCTGATCCTTCGGTCGAAGCACGTCCAGGGCCTGACCGGCGTCGGGGCCGGGACCATCTCCAGCTTCGACAAGCTCAAGGCGCTATTGACGATGCCGCAGGAGATGCCGCACAAGGCCGCGATGGCGATGGAGCACGGCGTTGTAGAGGCCGTGCAGAAGACGCACGGCGGCCACGATATCCGGGTGGGCGGTAGGACGTATTTCACGGCGTTCGATCCAGTCGTCAAGCCTGGCGCCAAGGTCTCGGCCGGGGACAGGCTGTCTGACGGGCTTCTGGATCCAAGGGAGCTCCTGGAGACTAAGGGGGTCGGTCCGACCAGGAAGTATCTGGTCGACGAAATCTACGGCATCTTCAACGGCAATCTGCGGAAGAAGCACATCGAGACAGTCGTGCGTTCCGTGACGGACACCGGCCTGATCGTGGACTCCGGAAACAGGCACGACGTGATCGAGGGCGACTCGCTCCCCCTCAACCTGATCCACGCGGAGAACCAGAAGGGAGCTGTCAGGATCACGCCAAACCTCGCCAGGAATACGATGCTCATGGAGGAAGTCGAGCACCTTGGTGGGCTCGGCAAGATCCTCACGGATGACGACGTGGAAAAGCTGCAGTCGATGGGGCGGTCCCACGTCATGGCAAACCCAAACCCGATCCGGTATCGACCTCTCCTGAAGGGCGTCGAGATGCAGCCGTTCGCGCGCAAAGACTGGATGGCCAACCTGTCGTACCGCCGGCTGCGCGATGTCATCCAGAAGGGCGTCGCTGAGGGTTGGAAGTCAGACGTTAATGGGTGGAATCCGATCGCTGGCCTCGCGTACGGCGCCACGCTCGCTGATCCGGTGAAGGCGCCGCCGACAACTCTGGCCGGACTTGGGAAAGCATCTTAGGAGGTTTGATGTCCATAAAGCTGATCGCCCCGTGCGTCGGCAAGGCCTCCTGCGTGATCTTCTCGTCGGCGGATGCGCTGCTGGACGCTCTCGGAACATCGAAGGACTTCAAGAACCTGATGCACGCCATGGAGATCGTCGGCGCCTGGCGCAAGGAGGACTCCTGTCCGTTCAGGATCCAGAAGTCCGACGATGGGACGGACGGCTTTCACGTCGCGGTGTGCTCGCTCGGCTCGAAGCCTCCGTACTCCATGGAGGCCGTCAGCACGGGGACCGGATACTCGAAGACGTGCGTGGCGAAGATCGAGTACTCGGCGTTCAGCAAGATACGGCGAATCGTCAGCGTTGGGCGCGTTGGCGAGGAAGTCTTTGACGAGATCTAGCTTGCCGGCTTGACCTCGAACTCCTCGTGACCACACACGAGACACTTCTCAACGTCGATCGGGACGCCCTTCTTGTCCTTCACGGAAGACCTCTCGACGAACTGGTCCTGCAGCCCGCCAGGCTGAACGAAGCAGCCCTTGCTCTTGAGGAAGTCGACGAACCCCTCCAGCAGCGGCCTGGCGTCGGCCGGCGCCCCCGAGGCGACGAACTCGTCGATCAGCTTGCTCTTCGCGTCGTCGGGCATCAGATCCCCAGCATCTTCTCGACGGCGCCCTTCGCGTCGGCCCTGGCCTGCTTGGTCTGCTCGGTCATCGAGGCCTTGTCGGAGATGTTCAGATCCCCGAACCTCGCGCCGCAGTGGCGGCACTGGACCTCGCCGGAGGCCTTCTTCTCCATGTAGGAGTTCGTGGGAGCGTGGTTGCCGTTGCACTCGACGCCGACTTTTTCCATGGTCATAGGTTTCTCCTCCGACAGCTTTTCCAGGATGTCCTTGCACTCCTCGTACGACCCGACCCTCTTGGAGTAGTCCGCAACCATCTTCAGGATGTCGGCGAACTGCCTCTTGTCGGTCGGGACGAAGCCGCGTTGGACCTCTGAGCGCAGCTTCACCATCAGGATCTCGCCGGCCTCCATCTGCTCCTTTCGGATCAGGAGCCGTTTCTCGAGGCGGGTCTCTTGAATCACAGAACCATCCTACCACCAAGGGTCCGAAAAGGCAAAAAAGGGGAGCGCCTCGAACGGCGTGGTGTTCGGCCTAAGCCTCCCACTTTAAGCCCCACACTCATAGGGGCACCGTTCGGTTTTGCGCGGCAGGGCTTTGTAAATGCAGAAGGGGTGGACACCCGACTACACCGCCGCCCCACGAAATTCCACCTCGTTGCCGCGAGGCGCGATGATTGATATGGTGGCCGGGGCCCGGCGCGACCCGAGCTCCTGACGGTTGCCCGTCCGTGCGGCTATACACCACCCGGCCATGGTGGGGAGGGAAGGAGTTGAACCTCCTCCTGCGCGACGCATTTCTGCGCCACTCCGTGCTGACGTTACACCACCTCCCCCTGAAGTCAAACTTTCGCGGAGACCCCTCCGAACTTCTCGCTCAGGGCCTTCGTGAACCTCTTGTCCCAGTACTCATCCGGCGTCCCGTGCCTGTATTTCTTCTCGCGTAGCGCGAGGTAGAAGTTCAGGCAGGCGGTGATCTCCGCTCCGCGGCAGTAGATCGCCACCCAGAGCGAGGGCATCTTGTCCGCTCCGCACCCCTTCCTGGAGGCCTTCTCCTTCTTCTGGGTTGCGGCGAGATCCTTGATGCGCGCCTTGAGCGCGCGGATCGCTTCATACCTGTCCATGCTGCATCTCCCTCCAGAGCGGATACTTCGAAAACACTTTCCTGGCAACGCCGTGAATGGGCTCGGTCGAGAGCGCGGTAGCCTGGTCGCCGAAGTCGTCCTCGACGAACATGTAGTGGCGGACGCCGCGCTCAGTGAGCTGCCTGGACGTTTCCTTCAGCGCCTCTTCGTCGGGGACGGAGCACAGGACCATCGAGGAGATGGTGGACTCGTTCCCGAATCGAATGCCAGCTTCGTGGGAGGCGTGAAGGGATTGGACAAACTGGTGTACCGGTGGGAGGTCAGCTCGGACGATGGTGTAGACGTACTTCCTTGCGAGTTCGACCTTGGCTACCTATGTGTCGCGCATGTGTCCTCCTTCTTTCTGCTGTAAGGTTGCCACTCGAAGATCTTCCTGTCAAGCGGATTTGGTGCCCCCGATGGGATTCGAACCCACGTGTGCACTTTTAGAGAGTGCCGGCCAACCTCTGGCCCACGGGAGCGCGCTCTTGCCGCCGGTCTACTCGCGATCGAGGACGAGGCTGTGGATGAAGCGGCCCCTGGCCTCGGAGCCCATCTCTTCGCGGCACGTCTTGCAGCGCCGGATGTGCTCCTCAGCCCTGCCGACAGCATCCTTCCCGGGCTTCGCCTCTATCGCGGGGTTGATGTAGGCTGTGATGGTTGTTTTTGTCTCGGTGCATTCCATTGTGATTCGATTGTACCTTATTTCAGGATCTTCGTTAACCGGCCGTCGCCTGTTCCCGGGAACCTCTCCGGCTTCCCGAGGGAGACTTTCTCGCCGACCCTGGTCATGGGGCGCACGATCATTCCCTCGCATCTGGATCCGTCATCCATCTTGAACTCGTAGGCCATCGTCAGGACCTCCTTGCGATTCTTATCGAACCGCGCAAGTGGCCCGAAAACGCCGCCCTGGCCCGGCTGGTCTCCGCCGATCACCTGGATGTCCTTCTGGTCGGCCGCCGCCGCCCAGGCCTCCACGGTCGTGATCACACCGAAGGCCTCGCTTTCTTCGGCCACCTTCTTCAGGGAGTCCGCCATCTGACCCTTCAGGGCGTATCCGGCGTCAATGTTGCCAGCGACGATCGCCTTCTCAAAGTCTTCCATGATCGGCGCCGAGGAGACGATCCTTGGCCCGGACTCCGTGAAGAAGATGGAGATCGGGTCGTGGCTGCCGCAGCTCTCCATGATGCTCTCGGCTATCATCGAGAACTTCTCCAGCGTCTCCTCGACCTGCGCCTTTGTCATTGAAGTCATACGATCCTATTCACTCTCGTACTCTATCGTCACGATAGCCTCCTCAACTCCTGCGTTCCACTCGAAGTCGCTCTTCTGGCCCGGCTTCACGTACCGGTCCTGACTGAAGAGCCCGTCCTCGACCGCCTTGAATACGTTCGACCAGTCCGAGTGCGGCCTCTTGTTCCACCGCACGTGGACGGAGAGCCGGACCGGGAACTCCATGAGCGCCTCGGTCCGGCCCTTCCACCCCTGCTCCATCGCAAGCGCGAGGACCAGGTTCTTGAACTGGGTGTACTTCTTGTACGCCTTCTTCGCGTTCGAATCACGGGGCCGGCGGTACGCCAGCAGCGGGCCCGGGACCGTGAACTGGAGGACCTTTTTCATAGTTGTCGTCGCACTCCTCGCAGAGTAGCTCGCCATTCTCCAGGTAAGCGGTCCCTTTGAACGGCGCGTTGCACCAGTAGCAGTTCAGCGCCGTCGTCAACTTCTCCATCTTGGAGCCGGGCTTGATCGGGACGGTGACCGTGCCTTCATCGCCGGTGAACGTGGCCGTCCGGAAGCTCATGATTCTCGTCATCGCCTTCTCGGTTGCGTCGTGCCACTCCAGGCTCTCCGGGAGCGTGTCCTCGATCTGGACCTGGGTGAACTGCACGCCCTCCGGGCACTGCTGGCTCGCCTTCTTCGGCATCCCGGGCTGGTCCGGCAGGTGGCCGAACATCACGCAGACTACCGGCCTCACCGGGTAGATGAAGCAGCTCTTGTCCGGCGTCAGGAACGGGCAGGCGGCAGGCTGGTCGTCGAAGTGCTGGAACTGATCTCGGATCTCCTCGAACTCCTTGTTCTTGACGAGCCAGTCCCCGATCCTGTTCGTCTCTTCGATCCCGATGGGGACGCCGCTCACGCAGCATTTTCCGCACAGCTTCTTGCAGCGGCTCCCTTCCTCGGGGAACTTCTTCTTCAGGTTCTCGAGCGACATCTCTTCCTCTTCATGCTGTCCACGAAGAAGGTGTTGAGCTCGCCTTTCAGGCCGCTGCTCGCCGCCTTCTCCTGCCACAGCCCATTGTCCATGGGCTCGAACGTCACAGCAAATCCGCGTGTGAACGGCTCGAGTTTCGCCATGTCCACCGGCCCAATAGCCTCGAGGAAGTCGATTGCGTCGGCCTTCGACGGGGCGGTCACAGCGGTCACGTCCCCGCTCTTCCATGGGTAGATCCATGTTCCCATTACGATCTCCTGTACTCCGCAAGTTTCTGGATCTGCCGGACCCGCTCCTTCGTGACCTTGAGCTTCCGCCCGATCCACTCGAGCGTCTTGCCTCCCCTACGCCAGGAGAGAATCCTCTGCATTCGGATGAGGGCCCGCGTCGTCAGTCTGCTCGCTTTCATTTTACCCTCTTCTTTCTACGGACGTGGATGGTCAGGCTCCTGCCATCTCGGTAGAGAGCCGGACCGTAGTTGTACTCACTGAAACCGGACCACCCCTTGGGGGACTTCAGCGTGATCGTTGCGTACTCCCACTTGCGCCCAGCTGGGGCTTCCTTGAACTTCGCGGATATCTTCATCTTTGCACCTTTCTCCAGTCAACCAGCGGGTACAGCCGCTTGAGAGTCTCGGCGTATTTCACGCGCCTCTTTAGTAGGCGGAGGCGGAGCTCCTTCGTGAGCACGTTGAGCTTTGAAACGTCCCACCACCTTAGGCCGCCGCAGGAGCTGCAGGTTGCGATCTTGTGGTGCTGCTCCGCAGCCGTTCCTTCGTAGGCTGTCCAGGTACCCTTGGCGACCGCCTTGTTGGAGAGGCAGATCTCGCAGACGTGGCTCACTTGCCTACCGCCTCGTCCGCCCATTCTTGAGGTGTTTTCTCTTCGGGTTTCTCAGTACTCATTGTGCGCTGTCACACCTCTTGCAGACAGGGTCGCAGTCTCCGGCTTCATCGCCGGCCTTTAGCTTCTCGCCGCACTTGCAGCAGTCGACCTCGGCGTCATAGTGCCGGCGACCCTTGCCGAGCAGATCTTCGAAGTTCAGCCCGTCCCGGTCGCACAGGTGCATCAGGTCCGCCAGGAAGTCCCCGACGGCGCTGTCTGGCTCGTGCTCGAACGATACTCCGTTCGTGCGCCCGAACGCCTCGAGGCCCTTCTCAGCCCAGCCGGCGCGCTCGAGGTTCTTCTTCGGCATGTCCAGGGCCATTTGGAAACAGAGCGATCCGCACTCTCCGCACTCTCCGCTTGGCATTTTGTCGCCTGCGGAGACGCGCTCCGACAGATGCTCGATCGCCTTCATCTCTCCATCGTCGAAGATTTTACTGCAGTTTGCACACTTGCTTCTCTTCAGCACGTCTACCACGGCCCACGATCTTCCTCGGAGGCGTATTCGACTTCGGCTTCCACCGAGCCGAGCATGATGTCCGGAGCTTTGATGTACAGGGCCGGTTTGCCCTTCCCGAACGATTGGTAGCCTCCGCCCCTCTTCTTCCACAGCAGGATCGGGCCCCTTGCCGACAGGCAATCCTCCACGGCGGCCTTGATCAGCGCGATGGCCTGCTTCTCGGTCTTTGCCGGGATCCCGCCGATCTCGATCTCGACCTTCAGGCCGACGACCGACTCCCACAGTGGCGTGGTCATGTCGTCGGTCTCTGGCCAGTCCCTTTTTGTTCGCTTCCTTTTTTTCGGCATCATCTCCTCCTATCCTGATTCAGTTCGTCGATGACTCTTCTTTTTCGGCGCACCCGTTACATAGGGCATCCTCACCCGTCACCCCCCTCGGCGTCCTCAATCGTGGGGATACCGCACTTCGGGCACTTCAGTCTGTCCGTCATACTTTCCTCCTTTGGAGGTCGTCCGCCTTCGGCGGAGGACCGTACTTGAACTTCACTTTGTGCTCTCCGGCCATCCGCTGGATCTTGGCTTCGATCTTCTCGTTCTTCTCGAGCATGAGGCAGACGAGCTCGTCATAGTTCTCGAACCCGTGGACTCCCTCCTGGCCGATCCACTCGTTGCACAGGAGATCCATGGTCTGTGGCTGGTCGAGCTGCTCTCGCTTACCCCTCATGGACGCACCTCTCCCATTTGCACTTCACGCATCGGGCGGCCGTGTAGTAGCCGCCCTTGCCGATGTTGAACTCGGTCGCCCCGCACTTCAGGCAGACGAGCGTGCGGTCGACGCGACGGTCGAACTTGAAGGTGGCATTCGGGACGTACTTGACGGGGTCCGTCGTGCCATAGGCTTCGCAGTCGTGGCAGTTTCCACTTGGGTGCACCTTCGCCACGTCGATGGTGCACATCTTGCATTCAGGCATCTGGGGTCAAGCTCCTGTCGATGTCGAGAATCACGCACCCGCAGGTCTCGCACTCGATCGCGGCGTTGTACGCGCCCTTCTTGGACTCTCCGTAGTACACGCACTTGATCTTGTGGCCAACGTGATCCAGGACGTCCGATGCGACCTGCGGACAGGTCACGAGCGCGCCGTCACCGGACGGCTCTTTATCGGCCAGGGTGATGGCATTGATCTTGTCCCACCTGCCCTGAGCCCGCTCCAGGAGGTCGTACAGCTGCTCCTTACTCACGTCCATGGAGCCGCAGATGTCTTCTTCCTGCTTGGCCGTCAGGCCGGCGGCGTAGATCTCCGCGAGAAGCCTCGGAAACTGGATCGCATCGCACTTCCAGGTTTCACTCACCGTCCGCCTCCTTGATAGCCGCCTTCATCTCCAGGACAGCGGCCCGCAGCTCGTTCGCCGCGGATGGATTGCGCCTCTTGAGCGACCTCACGGCTCTCATGGCCGAGTCGATCATGTCGCCAAGGGCGTTCATTTCTCGTTCGCTCATTAAGCCACCGTCGCTTTCTTTTTCTTCGCCAGAGGTGAGTTCTTGTCGAACTTGAAGTTCACTGGGGTGCTGCTTAGTGGCGTCATGAAGATCTCCACCTCGCACCGTTTGCAGTTAGCCTCCCAGATGGCCAGCGTCAATCTTTCGGCGAAGGCGCCCTCTGTCTCATCGCCTTCGAGATCACCGAACCCCTCGGCTGACGTGACCTTGCCCACGTTCCAGCCTTTGAATGGAAAGATCTCGGCGGTCGCATTCCTAATCTTCGGCCACTTGATGTGTTTGTGCCCTGAGACGTAGAGTTGCACCCTGAAGTGACGCTTCATCATGGTTTCTCCTCAGGTTGGTTTGGCAGGCAGGAGACGCAGTACGGCGACCCCGTGTCGGTGGACAGCGTCCCATCCTTGTTGGCCCAGACGATGTCGTCGGCCGGGAGCGACACCCTGCAAACGATGCAGGGCTCGTGTCTCTTCGATTCCAGGGCGCCGTCGAGGTCCAGCGAATCCGTCGGCTCATCGCTGTTGATGTTCCGGAACACGATCAATCGCGCGTCACCCATGTCGAGCTGGATGGCGATGATTGGACCGACTACCTCGGAGCAGTTCCCGTGCGTATTCAGCCTGATTAAGAGCTGCCCGTTTTCAAGGACCGCGCTTCCATCGAGCTTGGCCTTCCCAAGCGAGCTGAGGTCTTCCAGCGTGAAGTTGAGTTTCTTCACTAAACCAGCTCGATCCCAACCAGCTGCTTGCACAGGTCGGCCAGCTCCTGATGGGTTACCATTTTCGATGACAGGTTTACCCCCGAGTCGTTGTAGACCAACACGCTGCCGTCGCAACCTTCGAATGCCTCGTTGATGTCGTCCACGTTGGCGTGGGCGTACGACAGGGCCATCCTTAGGATGAGTTTCTCACGCTCGTTCATTTAAGCTCCTCTACGTCAGTGAACTGGCCCTTCTCGGCATACTGATCGAACATCGGTTTCGCGTCGTCCCACGCATCGGCCTGATCTTTGCCTTCGCCCACGACGACGATCGTGAA